GATATCTCAAATCAGACATCCTGTTTATTCTAAACATTTTTTACTATTTTTTTGTATCTTACACAGCAGTGTTTAAAAAAACGGATTCTCACCATGTGCAGAATCCGCATAATTCCTTGGTGAACCCGGAAGGCTGTTGTCCGAATTTTCATTTCTGCTCTGAATACTTCGTTCGTGTCTACGAGAAAGTCGCATAGAAAAAAGCCCCTCAAAAAAATGAGGGGCTTCCTTTATATACAATATTATGTTACCACTTGGCGACCGTATATAATATGCTGCCGCCTTTTATATTTTTCCCTTGTGCCACAATTGGCACTTCCCACCGTCCGGCCTGATAGGATACTACCTCGTACATATGGCCGTCCACGGCACCAGCGCCAACCTTTATTTGATGTTGTTTGTCCAGGTCGATTTTATACACGTCGACCTTCTGTTGATCTGTATTGGCGGTTACGACGGTTCGATCTGTCTTTTCGACGGCAGCGGTCGGCAAGTTGTTAGTATTATTGCCTGTTTCCATTGCCGTTTTTATTTCGCTCGCCGTAGTGTCAGCAGCTTTGGCCAATGTCGGCGCAGTAACATAATATGTTGCCGATGCCGGTGTTATGCCGTCATGAATGTATTCAATCCGCTTGACGATCTGATCGGCAGTCTTATCGCTGACATCCAGCGTATTTTTTACTTTTTCCGGATCCGTTGTTTGTTCATACTGCATTACTTTTGGCTGTTCTTGCGTGGTGGTCATGGCACGTATGTAAAAATACATTGCCACACCAAAAACAATGAGTACAATAGCAACACAGATAATCAGACTCTTGTTATTCCTGATTTTTTCAAGCATGAAGGTATCTCCTTAAAAGAAAAACAGCCGATAAATAATGGCAGCTAATGCAAGGATTTCCGCGCCATTTAAAATTTCATTGCCATATTTTTTCCGGAGCGAAGTTTCTATTGTCACGACTTCGGTTTCGGCTTTTTTCGCTTCTTCCTCGGCCGCCGTGACTAATGCGGCTTTTTTATCCTTGAGCACTTGAATGGTATCCGCGAAAACTTCGGATCCATCCGCTTCCAATCTTGCAATTTCGGCATCCAGCTTTTCAACGTCCGTTTGTGCTGTCGTTTCTTCTGTAGCCGGCGCTGTTGCTAGTGTAATCGTTGGTGTTTCAACCACCGTGTTTTGTGCTGTTTCTTCTGCCATAATAATTCCTCCTATTCGCCATATGCGCTCAAGTCTAACGCTGAAACATAATCATATGTTGCCGATGCCCGGTTCTGGTATCCTTCCGCATAATCGCTGCATCCGGCGGCATTGGCGTATTCATTGAAAAACATATCCCGCATAGCCGCCAAGTCGCGTAGATTATACCCGCGTTCTTCCCGGCGCTGTAAAAATGCTTTGACGACCACATCGCTAGTCGGGCACCACATGCCGGCGTAAATCATCGGGCGACTCTGGTCCATGCTTTCAATCTCCTGGAGCTGCTGCACATAATATACACTGTCTTCTGCAAGTTTCTGCTGTTGTGCCGCTTGCCCTTCGTCGCTTCCTAGCAGGTCTTTCAACGCCTGTAATTCTCCGGCATTTTCTATATCGCTGTAGGCACGGCCTTGGAAATGATCGCCGCCGGAGATTCTACCGAGTAGATCATCTCCGCGTGATCCTTCCCACTGCGAGCAGCCCATTGACGGGTAATCGCCGCCGGTACTGCATGATACAGCGTCAAACGGTCCTTCTACTCCCGTATTGATCAATCCTTTTGCTATTTCATTTGCCAATTGTTCTGCTGTCATTTTTATTTTCTCCTTTGTCGAAAGCCACGGGCTGTCCCTGTGGCGTATTAAACTGCGAATCGGCATTGTATTTTGTCCATGCCGCTTTTGCTAATGCTGTAACGCCCCCAAGCCCAGCAACAATCACTGTCACGCCGGACCAGCAGGAATTAACATCAAATTTTGTTCCCCATAATCCGTTACTCCAGAATCCATAGATCCATGAAACGAGGACGACGGCCAAGCAAAGCAATAAAAAAATCACCGCATATATAACGAGTGCCAGCCAGTGAGTTTCCGCCCAATCCGCAAATTGTAATACCTTGTCTTTCACTGTATTCCCTCCTATCCTAGATACAGAATTCAGAAAGATCACCCCCAAATAATTTTTACAACAATATATACCAGCGCACTTCCCATGGCTCCTAAAATTGCCATAATCAAATTAATTCGGTGATGTGCTGATTTTGCCGATTCCAGGGCTTTTGTGGCATCTGTCCGCAATCCTTTGATGTCATTTTGTTGCGAACGAAGTTCTTCATGTATCATATCCTGTTTTCCTTCGATATTCCCTAATTGTTGTAATACCTCACTCTGAAAATCGTGTTCACTCATGACACATCTCCTTTACTTGCATGGCGGAATATCGGTCGAATATGTTACCGCGGCAATGGCATCGCTGGTTGTTGCTGCTTTCAATGTTCGTATTGCCGCCCGCCATGTTTCACGAGCCGCCTTGAGGTTGGCAAATTGTGCATCCGTGATAATTCCTTCGGTATGTTTGATAGACTCGTAATCGGTGTCGTCTAAGAGTTTTTGCAGCTCCGCAATTTCTTTGTCTTTTGTTATTTCCGCCGCTGCTGCCTGGGCTTTTGACCAATAATAATCGAAATTGACTTTTATTTCTGCTGCTAACCCAGTGAAATTGCGCATCTGGATGGTGTACATATCCGCCGTGATAGATTCTGTTCCATCCGTGTTTGTGGTGGTGACCGCATTTTTGTACAATGATACCAGCGCAAATCCGTTTCCCAGATCGTCTATCTGGATGCCGTCCGTCGGCATGGCCGTGATTCCTATGTTCATGTTGCCATCTCCTTTAGTTTCTTCATTCCAAGCCCTTTGACATATTTCTGATGAAAATTGAAGCTGTTAAAATGAATGAGTTGACCAATGCGGGATAATAACCCGCGCGCCAGCTTTTTAGTTCTGTGTTTCTTGTATTTCCGAATTGCCCGAATCAGTGATAGAATATTTCGTTTTCGCATTAATGTGTAATCCCCAAAAAACCGGTATCCCAACATGTCTATTCCTCTCACTCTTGTTGGAAATATTTGCCAGTTCCCTTTGAGCTCTAGTCCGATCCGTTTTAATGCTTCTTTGATTTTGTCTACTATTTTACGGAGCTTGCGTTTATTATTGCCGAGGACGATAAAATCATCCGCATACCGCAAATAATGTTTACATGCCGGATCCGCGCGGGCTGCCTTGTCTAATTCCAGCAAGACGATGTTTGCGAACCATCCGGATGTATAATTGCCAAGCGGTAATGTTTTATGGCTATACACAATCGTTTTTATCAGATTCAGAAATCTTCTGTCTTTGATAAATCGTTTCATGGCCCGCATGATCACCTCCGGCTTGATGCTTTCATAGCATTTTCTCACATCGCCCTTTAAGCAATATTTGGTATGCTTTTTATCATTCTTCAGCCATCGCGTAATTGCCCGGTGTCCGTAATGGATACCCTTGTTTTTAATGCCGCCAATACAGTACGGATCCAAGCGTTTGATTAATCGGTCTTTGATGAGATTGATCGTAACGTGATGGATACATTGGTCCGGAAAGAAAACGGGCTTTTCCAGAATCCGCGCTTTCTTAGATGGCTTATCAATGATATGACATTCTTTGTACGGTTTTGGTTTGTATGTACCGTTTAGAATCATGCTCCGTAATTTCGCCGCATATGTATCAATATTTCGCAAGATTCTCCGAACAGACAAACGCTGATACTTGCCCTTGGCTGCATCCATAATGGCCGTCCGGCAAACATCATCTGTAACGGTTTGTTCCGTCAATATATATCCTATTCGTTTCATAATCGTGTTATGTTTAACCCCGTTCGATATTTTTTCCTACTAAGCGTTCCGTTATGTACATTTATTTTTGCCGAGTGGCAAGGAATATGCCGGCGTATTTCATAACATTCCCAAAGCGCCGTAGTTCCAATTAGCGGTGCCGACGCTGTTGTTGAGATTGACGTAGGACGGCCCAGCATTCGAGCCGTTGTTCAAGTTCCCACCAAACTGCGCGATTGCCGGTATATCCCTAAGACCGCGGGAGCTGATCGCCCCCGCCGCCTCTATTAAGACGGAATGAACACGCCCAAAGCGCCGTAGTTCCAAGCAGCGGCGCCGACGCTGTTGTCGAGATTGACGTAGGACGGCCCAGCAGCCGAGCCGCTGTACAAGCTCCCACCAAACAGCGCGATTTTAGCGTCCGTGTCCGTGTTGGTGTAGTAGTAGTCACCAACAGGTTTGTTGCTGTCGCCGCCGACCGTGGCCGGAATCAAAATGTGTGGATAATTGGCATCATAACCGAATGCTTTTATATATCCGTTTGATGCGCAATATGTGCCCGCATACTGTACCCATCCTTTTGCCGCCGCGTCTGCTGCTGTGGACGGCCATGCATATTGCGTATCCGGTGATGGGTTGACGTAGACGGCAGACCCTATACGACACATGCCGCCTAACAATTTCCATGTATTCCCGTAGAAATTTTCAATTCCCATCGTAAGAACGGAACGTTTTCCGTCTGTCCCTGCACTTGCAGCGCCATCCACACCAAGGACTGTATCCGTGCCGCCACTATAAATACAACTTGTTTCAATCGTTGTAGATGCTGCTGTCGTGTTGAATGTTGTTCCAGACGTGACGGTAATCGCCATATTATTGGCATCATATGCAGCGATCGACGCAATCGGCCACCAAACGCCGGAACTTGCCACATGTACTAGCTCTCCCACGGAAAACTTTGCTGCGTCCGAGTTACTTACAATCACCCGGCTTACGCCAGTTTCAGAAACCGTTGCTTTAGCATAGGTGTATATATCTACGACGCCGCGGCCTATTGCTGCTTGCCAGTTGAGAGAATTATATTTAATACTTCCGATGTGCTGCAAATAAGATATTTCATTAATACCTGCAATTCGTAACCCTTTTGCCCGTGCCAGCGTTTCAAAATTGTTTTCGGTGATGTTGATTTTTGGCGGTTTTCCGGTCCGTGAGCAGATTCCATCGCTTCCGTTATCGCACCATGGATATTTCGTAATGCCGATGTAATCATGCAGCACACCGCCCCGGTAATGCATGGGTGACGGTGTGAACCCCGTATAATTTTTGGTTGATACCAGTTTTGTTTCCGCGCCCACGCTGTCCGTTGCAATCCGCTGTACGTATGACTTTGGGAACATGACGAATACATCAGCACCATATGAATCATCCGCCTTGTGGTTGTCGAACGCCGATGTTCCCTCGTAGGCTACAATCTGCGCTACGCCGTTGGAATCCGGCTTTACAAGGACCTCGAACGTGTCATATGCGCCCTTGCCGAGAAAATCATCCGTTCCGGCTGCTATATCTGTAGACGGTCCCCATGATTTTTCTGTGCTTGCATATAACCGTGTTCCAGTGTAATCAATACCGTCAAACGAGCTGCCGAGAATCGTCTTTTCCGCATCAACCAATGCGTCTACTTCTGTTTTTGTGTAGACGTCCGTCAATCCTGCCTGATCCCGTGTTGTTGGTCGCCGTGCAATTGTCGTGAATACGGCTGTTCCGTCTGTCGTGGATCCGGCAAGCGCCGCCCACGTCGTTGGCGCTGTTGCTCCGGTCGTGCCGGTCGTTGTTCCTGCCGTCGTACTGCCGGTACATAGCAGCGCATATGCTTTCGAGAGATTATCAGCCGCCGGAATGATGTCTCCTGCGGTGTAATTTGTCGATCGTTGCAAATAATCTTTGGCAACGTTGGCCGCGTTAGTGGATGCTGTTTGTGCTGCCGTGGCACTTGCCGCCGCTTCATCCGCGTATGGCTTTGCGGCCGCTGCTCCTGCTGCGGTGCCGGCTGTTGTTCCTGCTGTTGCTGCATTTGCCGCACTTGCCGCCGCCGCGGTTGCGGAGTCTTGCGCCCCTGTTTGTGCTGCCTGGATTTCCGGAAAATCAACGGAATACGGTAAATCTTTCCAGGCTGTCAGCCCATCCCCGACCTTGATTTTGACGAGTTTGCTATCCGTTACTTTTTCAATCGCAAGTTCGCCCTCTGCCAATGTGGGATTGGCCGCTGTCCAATTGGCCGCCGTATCCCTTCGTAATTTAATTGTTACTTCATCAGACATGTACACTACCTCCGTTCGTTGCGCTGCCACCGTCAATGGTGTATGAAATGGCGTTCAATAGCTCTTTCGTCTCATCACGGGCGGCTTCTGCGTCTTTTTGTGCTTGTACCGCTGTCGTTTGTGCGGCAACGGCTGTTTCCTTTGCTAATGACGCAACAATGCTGTTTGTATCTATATTGATAGTCATTTTTGGACCATCCGCGAATGTAATCGTGATCATTGCGTCACCTTCTTTTTCACCCTGATAATCACCGTATCGCTTGGAATGTCTCGATTATCCGCCGTCGTATACACCATATCAAAATATAAGGCTGTGGATACCGGCCAGTCGCTTGTATCATGGTCTGACACCATGGTATATGTCCCCGGTGTAGATGTTTCTGCAAATATCATATTGGCTTGCAGATTGTTATCTCCATCGCGCACTTGTGCTTTCAATCGTCCGGCAATTTCTGTGATCGGCGTCCCGTCATCTGATATGGTGAATGTTTTACCGAACGTTTCTCCTTGCTTAATTGTCCATTGCTGATCCATGATTCACCGCCTTAGTATGATACGCCGTAAATTTCAATAATAGAAGAATTTTGAAACGAGTTTGAAGATGTGGCATAAGAAGAGATTATTACCCCGTCTTTTATATTTGGCATATTAAACCTTTTTTTAGTTGATGGTCTATACGTACTGTTCGCGCCAAAGAACCCCCAAAACGAGCCTGTTACATTGTGAATAGTAGGCGTTGGTATTCCCGAAACGGATATTCCGTTAATCAAATGACTTCGTATGTTTGTAGCTATGTTTGATACGGCTGTGCCATCAACCGAACTATCCCACCCCTGCGGCAACTTAGGAAGAGTATAGGCATCCCCGAGGGCATTCAACTCGTTAAACAAATAACCTATCCCACGGGTATTAAATTGTCTAATGAAAAGCCACATCGGTATTAATTTCCAGTTTTCCTGCAAGCACAAATCGTCTGCATAATTAATGCATATCGCATCAAACGTGCTAAAATCTTGTTTTAAAATAATATCGCCGTTATTTAAACCCGTTACATCTCCGCCATACCCAACAATTCCAGTATTTTGATTTTTATTATATGCAGTGCGTACATCTACTCCATTATTTAAAGTTTTCATTGTGTCCCAGTCCACGAGTGCCGTAAGCGTCGGCTGCGTTTTTCCGACCGGTCCCAACACGTCGCTTTTCGATTTCCATTTCGCATCCCCGCTCCAAAGACTGTTTTGCTGCCCTTTTACCGGAGCGGTACACTGTCCGAGTTCCCCGTCTGTGTCGGCAGTTGCGCCCGTCATTGTGTTGGAAAGCGCATTTTCCACCAATGTATACAGATATTTATCATTGGAAAATAGTTGCTTCAAAAACGCATTTTGCAGCGTGTAATTGACGGGATCGTTGGCAATGAATTGCGGAAATTTATCTGTCTCAAAGTCCATCGTATTGTCAATTGCATCCGTCGGCCGTGCTTCGTTTCCGATCGTAGCCGGAAATACGCCGCCCCATTTTGTTGTATCATATGCCATTGCTTAACCTCCTTCTTCAACGGCTGTATCATAGTTATGCGAGCCGTCGAATGTTATATTGCCGTTCCAGCTATACCCTAAATATACCGTATATCCCAGGTGTGCCGGCTTGTAGATTTCAATCTGTTGTTTCATTTTCACTAGGGCGGCAGCTTCAGCCGAACAATATATAGAAAAATTATATTTCGCGTTATCTTCGACAATGTACCCACTCCCATACGTATTCACGATTTTTGTCATGGCCGCGACCGTGCTCATCCCGGCGCCGCGCATTTTCAAGAGGATCTGATTGCGTCTATATTCGTAGATTTCATCTGATGTAGGTGTTAACTCGAATACGCGTTCCCACATTTCCAGTCCCCATGTTGCCGTTGATACGAAAAACTGCTCGAAAATATCTTGCAGCTCTTGTCGTACTTTCTCATGCTCGAAACTGGTCACGTCCGTAATGGCGTGGAAATTGTTGTCTTTTTGCAGGTATTTCGGCAGATATTTACTGATGTCTACTGTGTTTTTCCGCATCCACGCTGTATTAAGCTGCGACATTGAGCGTCACCGTCCCTACGACCGGCAGCGCATCATCTGCAATGGTGATGTTGGCCGTGCCGGAATTAAGCGTTAAATTACTATAATCGGTAATACCATCCTGAGATAGCAATATCGCGCCAACTTTGGCAATACTGACCGCAGACAAATTAAATCCATACGTCCGGAAGTACGTTGCGAGCGCTGTCTTGAATGCCGTCGTGACGTCCTCTCCGGTGATCGTAGCTGTGACATTGATTGTAAGTGCTGTCGGTGCGGCTACTGTCACGGTTGCCCCAATCGGGCGGAGTGTTTCAATATATGCCGCCGTTGATGCGATCAGTGTATCCGATGCAATGGCGTTGTCATTGTTGAGGATCAACACTTTCACGGTCCCGTTGCCATTCCAGAGCGGCAGCACTTTTGCTTGACCAACGCCGGACACCGCAAGCGCCCATTCTTCATAGTGATACTTATTTCCGGATGTTGCCGGTGTCCGTACTTTCAATAAATACCGTGCTAATAATGCAGTGTCTGTTTCTTCGTCGTACCCCTCTGTTGCGGCGGCTGTATTCGTTACGCTGCTGACTCCCGGTATAGAATACGGTATTTTCGTAATCGTTCCGGCATCCACATTGCCCGCGGTTCCGGTTGTGGCACATGTTACTACTGCCGATACCGTCCCGGCGCTTCCGATCGTGATATCCTGCGTCGTGGCGAAGTTCAGCCCCGTCTGTGTCGCAAATAAGGATCCGGACGGGATCGTTGCATTGGCCGTGCCGGTAATGACTACCGTTGTTTGCGCGGCGACGGCTGCTTTTCGCGTGATTCCCATTTCTGCCGCCCGCATGGTCAAATAATCGCCCCACGCGGTATCCGCAAAAGCTGCCTGAATCAGCAAGCTCATTTCGGTGTAGGCTTTTTCAAATTCGATACTGTTTGCGGATAGCATATCTCCATTAAATGTGCCTTCTATGGCCGACTGCGTATTTTTCAGCGTCGCAAGGTCGGCTTTTAGCCGTGTTAGTACGTCGGCTTGTGATAATTGTTCAAAACTCATGTTTCCTCCTTACGATGCCGCGCCCGCATCCCATACATCGGCATAATCCGATGATGCTGTCCCGCCGTCTAAGATTGATGCCGCCACCGACGATGCCGTTCCGCCGTCCTGGTCGGATGTATCCGGCTGTGACGGTGTGGTGGTGGTAGATGCTGTCGTTTCTGTTTGATTTGTAGCTGTCGTTGTCCCGTATACCGTCGTTAGTGATATGGTATAGGATAATTTATCTCCGTCGATTGTGGCTTCCACATCGTCTACGCTGGTAATATATGGATTGATTAGCAGCGTTTCTTTGATATACTGCTCAATTAATGTTGCATTCGTGCTGTTATTGGTATACGCGCCGATAAATTGTTCTAATTCAATGCCGTAGGCATTATCATAGGCCAAATACCGCCAGCGTTCCGTTTGCAGCGCTTTATAGATCCACACCTTGATTGCTTCGTTTTCGGTCACGATTTTATGTTGCCCGTTCTCGAAAATAAAATTATCGGTGTTAAAATCCCATGCATATTCTTTGAAAATATCCAAGGTGCTGGACGCTGTGGCGCTGGCGCTGGATCCGGATACAAACGGATTACTCATCTTCACCGCCCCACAATCTTACAATCTTATCTTGGACGATATACTGCTGCTTGCTGCCGTCTACGCTCATCATCGGCATAATTGATACGTAATCACCCGGCATCAATGTATCCGTGTAGATAATGGTATCGGTATAATCATTATCAATCTCGTGATGATGTGCAGCGTATTCCGCATCACCGCTGCCGCCTTCCGCATCCTGTGTGGCAGATATGATGTGGCCTTTGGCTTCCCGTGTGTAACCCGCCAGCAGATAATGACTGATCCACAGTTCTTCTTTTTCCAGTATTGCTCCGTTGTACTGGATCCGGATTTCCGGCGGCGATGCGATGACTTTTCCGATCTGGATATCCGGGCTGTTCGTGTTTTTGCTTACTCCTTCCACAATACCCAATAATGCGGCATATGGATTCCTATTTTTCATTTGATCACCCCGCGCTTGTCTTAATAATCTTGGTCGGCTGTAATCCGCCCATTTCAGTGTAATCGCTGCCATGTACGGTTATGTTTTTCCTGGAACTATTTCCATAATACCCGCCATTGCCATCATAGATCACCGCGTGATCATTTTCTCCATATATGATTGTATCGCCTTTACTTAAACTATCAGCAGCATAGTCCATAACCGGGATGCCGTCTGTAGATGCATCCGCTACCAACGTATCTACGTTTACCACGCCATTATTGCACTCTGTCGCAAGAAATGGGCTGTAGTAGCTTCCGATCTTTCCTACTGCTTCCACGCATCCTTCTTCTCCGTATTCCATCGTAGTGTTTCCCCATGCTTCCCATCCCGTATCCAGTCCCGTTGCTATGTCCAAATTTCCGGATCCGGTCGTCGTGGCCGTGGTGAGTGCTGCAGATGCTGACGGCA